CACGCCATAGATAAGGTTGCACCGATGGATTCGTGGGTTATTAGTAATATCAAATGCTGTCAGATTGATAACGATGAAGACAATTATCATCACCATGAGTTAGTGACGACCTTTCACGAGGCTGGCGTGATCCGCACTTGCTGGCATCATGATAACCATATTCGGCATTCATCGGCGGGTTGGATTGCTGAGATGGCTCATGAAAACCGTATCAATTGGATGTTAGATACTATTCGTAGTCGTTTGAGATTAGATAGTGACCACCAGCTGACAATACCTGATTTTTTCACGTTTGCTGTTATGCATAACGTTATCGATGAATTACCAGAAGCGATATTGCGTCAGATTTTAAATTGGTCAGATAAACAAGAAGAACGCAAGGTTCATGGTGGTTTCCCTGAGTCTGACATTATTCCAAGTAACGTGACAGCGCTATCAGCAATGAATGAGCGTTTAGATGCGATAAAGCCGGTTATTAAAGTTGATATTGAACCAGAGCCACCAGCGTCATTTCTCCTTAAACCTAAAATGCAACGTTGGGAAAATATCAACTGGCTCCAATGGGTGAAAACTCAACCGTGTTGCGTGTGTGGGCAACAGGCTGATGATCCGCACCACATCATAGGTCATGGTATGGGAGGCATGGGTACTAAAGCTCACGACTTATTCACCATTCCATTATGTCGTATTCATCATGACGAGTTACATCGCGACCCAAAGCAATGGGAAGCCACTCACGGCAATCAAATCGAATTGTTATTTCATTTTTTAAACCGTTCATTAGGCATCGGTGCATTTATTTAACGTGTGTACGGCACGAGTGGAGGAAATATGCCAATTTATGCGCATGACTTGGAATATTTAAGTGATATGGCATCGATAGCTACATCAAACTTAAGAGCTTCAACAAAAGGTCAGTTAGAAGCATTTGAAGATTTTGGGTTAACAGACACGAGAGCAACACCGAGAGTTAGAATGCGAGATTTAAAATTAAACGGCCGTTTTGTTTGTCGTGATACTGATCCAATCTATGTATTAGAAACTCGCTGTCGTCGAACTCCAAAGCCGATGATAGATCCTGTGGATTTTTTATTATGCTCTTGGCGTAGGGCTATTAATGCATTAAGTGAAGAACAACACTCATGGATAATGTATTGTTATGGATATAGTTTGAAATTTGAGCATCAAGTTAATATCAGTGTTCATGTATGGTCTGAATTTGAAAAACAGCATAACGGTAAAAAGATAACTAAAAAGGTTAAAGAGCGACTAAGATTATTAGTCTGGCTATCGGTTCAGACTTGTACTGGCCGTAATTATTCACAAACAGATCTGTCCAGGTTGGTGGGTGTTAAGCGTGATAATTGGAACAAAAACTATCAAGTATATTGGGATTGTCTACTTCATGTATGTTATGAACTAGATAAATTGGCATTACTTTCCATGAGGCGAGTTAGAATCGAGCAGATTAATAAAAATAATCACGACAACTTGCAAAAGTCAACAAAATAGGCCATATTTAAGTCTAATTTGGTATGTTGCCAAAATTGTTTATAACCTCGCCTTTGCGGGGTTTTTTGTTATCTATCACACTCTTCATTTTTGGAGAGTTGTGTGATTAGGGACACCAGATGATGTTTTGGTCGACGGATATCTGGTGTCCCTAGCTATTGCTATCTATCAAGAAAGAATAACAAAGCACGTTCGTCATCTGTGCTTTTAGGGCGGGGTTAATTGTTTTTTCATCGGTCTGTCGCCAAACAAATGCCGAAGAAATTAACAATTAATCCCGTTTCGTTTTAATTCCCCCGAATTCGAGGGTGTTACCTTCATTGATGAGGGTAGCATAGTTTAAGTTATTGATATTGTTCCGATGTCGGAATTCCGATAACGCTATTTCACATGTTCGGTTATTTCGAACAACTCATTTTGAAGATCGCCTAGGCGGTCTTTTTTATTATCTAAAATAAGGAACGAAATTATGTACGCACTTAAATTAATTACTGAACGTGAAGGACGTAAAGTGGAAGAAGTCCACTGCTTAGGGGATATGTACCGCTTAGAGTTTTATCCTGAATCAGAAAATAAAGATATCGTGGCGCGGGTTGAGCATACAAAGAAAGACGCTATTCCATCATTTGATATTAAGCGAACAGATTGCGCCTATATTACGACAGTAACAGGCGATACTGTTCGGGTTATTTCTAGAGGTAAATAAGGTTATCAACAAATCGCTCAGCATGGTTTTTTCGTATAAGAGAGGTAGTTATGAGTAATCAAAATTTAGAAGTGTTAGTTAATACATTGTCAGCACAAGTGGTACAGCAAGGGCATCAAATAGCAGAGTTACAAAAACAGCTCGCTAGTATGCAATTAACGAGCTGTGAATTAGATAAATTGATTTCAAGTGTTAAAAGTAGCTCTATGCTCAATCAAAAGCTAGCCAATGAGTTAATGGAGATTGAGGCTTTTAAAAAACGGTTATAGCATATAAAACTTTTGTTACTTATTTTCTGCATCAAATAGAGTATTCAGATAATTTATAGAACGCTCTTTAATGAGAACCTCCTCCTTCTCGATCGAATTACGATCTAAGCATTTAAACAGCACTTCATATATTTGTTTCTTATCATTCTCGTTTAGTAATTTTTTAAACAAAGCTTTGAATAAGATTGTATGAACGGTATCTCTTATCTGTAATTCGTGGTTTGTTTTCATTAAGCCTTTAATTGAATCATTTAGCATGCTCATTGATTCCCATATTTCACTGATTTTACTATCGTAATTACTATGTTGATTTAATTTCTCATTATTATTTTCTGACATTTCATTTCCTCACGCCGAAGTAAGTCAGCCATTCCTTCGGTTCATAACATTGGGCTGATCTATCAGTTTAACTTAAGTTTCATATTTTCACGTTTAACTCACTCACATTAATCATCAACGGACACTCCGTAGGGGTGTATATGCGCATGGAAAAATTGACCAATGCTACCTACGGAACTGCTGGCTTAACTGCCTTTTTTGCAAGTCTCTCACTTTATGAATGGGGATTTGTAATAGGGATGGGATTCAGCATGCTCCTTGGATTAGCAACTTATCTGATGACATGGCGAGAACAACGAAAACGAACAGCGTTATTTGCTGAATTAGTTCATCGAAATTGTTCTAGCGATCCGCAAGACATAGAAAAGATAGTTGGCGAAATGCTGACTAAAGCTAAAAAGGACATTTAATGAATCTAAAACAGAAGGTAGCAGCAGTTGCGAGTGCTGGTGCGGTAAGTATTGCGATAACCGTGATTGGTCATTTTGAGGGAGTACGCTACGAACCATACCGTGATGTTGCTGGTGTTCTGACTGTTTGTTATGGACACACAGGGAGTGACATTATTCAAGGTAAGACATACACACAGCAAGAGTGTGATGAGTTACTGCAGAAAGACTTTATCAGAACTCAACAACAAGTTGATGTCCTGGTTAAAGTGCCAGTAGATGATAAAACAAAAGCTTCTCTATATTCCTTTGCTTTTAATGTCGGTACCACAGCCTTTGCACGTTCTACATTGCTCAAGAAATTAAATGCTGGCGATCAGTATGGTGCATGTGAAGAAATGAAACGCTGGGTTTATGCGGGTGGAAAGGTTTGGCGAGGGTTAGTCAGTCGTAGAGATGCGGAGTCAGCACTATGTCATGGAAACCTTTAATTATCGTTATTAGCTTTATCCTCGCATTACTTATCACAGTCGCTGGTGGCATTTATCTCTCAATTGATAATTCATGTGTTAACGACAAAGCCAGTTTAGAAAAACGCTGTCAGATAGCTCTCTCACATCATCGGTACTAATTATGAAGCATTGGAAACTTTACATTGTCATTGTGATAGTGGGGATTGTTGCTGGTGGTTGCGTGCTGATTAATGCACAAGCGAAAAGAATTAATACACAAGCTGAAAAAATTAACACGCTGACAAAAAACAACAAAGAACTTACTAATACGCTCGAAGAACAAAAGGCCATCAATGCTGACTATCAAGTGCGCATAGAGCGACTAAATCAACTCGATATTAAATACACTCAGGAGTTAGCTAGTGCAAAGAATGAAATTGATGGGTTGCGTGATGATATTCGCAATGGCTCTAAGCGGGTGTACGTCAAAGCCGAGTGTTCAAAAATCTCCACCAATTCCACCTCCCGCTTGGATGATGCAACCACCGCCCGACCTACTGACACCGCTATCAGAAATTATTGGTTACTCAGAGAGCGAATTGCAGAGTCAGAGCAAGTGATTAAAGGGTTGCAGGATTACATAAGACAGGAGTGTTTACAGTGAAGTGGCTGATGTTTTTTATACCGCATTACACTACTGAAGATGTCGTGTTTGATGAAAATGAAGACGAGATTTATCCAGTGTGTTGCCTAGATGACGTAAGAGAAGGGGAGCAATTCCCATGGGTAGGAACAATGCGCTCACTTAGCTTTATGAACTTTGGTTATTTCCCCAAACTTATGGGCGAGCTACGACCATTCAAAAAATAACCCTGTGAGTTTGGGCTCCCACAGGGCTTTCACTAGTATGTTTGAAAACAATAGATTACCAATATTCAGTAAGCCAATCTGTTAATAATCAACGTAAGTTTTTAGGTTTTAATAATAAAAGCGCCCCAATAGGAGCGCAAAGTAAAACACATAGAATGTATTAGATATCAACACTGGGTTGATGGGAATTTAAGTATATACACTTTAATTCAAGAAAAACAAATGCAAGTTGCAAAAAAAAAGATCCAAATCACAACACACATGTAACGATATTAATAAAGGTATTTTTATTAAGCAATTCCAACAAGTTAAGCGTCGCATTGTCGCAGTTTCATATGTTAGCTATGACCTGTTTTATTCTCGGCAGGTAGCGCATAGTGAGAATCAAAAACAATGAATCCACTCAGTTCTAGTACGAGTAGCAACGTCAGCTATGAGAGAAGAAACGGCGTGACTATGGAGAGACATAATTAATTCTACAAACGTCATTCATTGAGTGGCGTTGATAGAGTTTATTTAGATAGCCATCAGTTAATAACTGGTGGTTTTTTATTGGAGAACATTATGTCAGATGATCAGATTAACTATGATGCGATAGGTCGTGATGTGTATCTATCCAGAAGAATACATTCTTTAATTAAAATCAGACAATGTGAGTTAAAACATATTTCCGTTTTAATAAATGAATATTGGGATCCTTACAGCGATCAACGTAATGAATACATGCTCTTTGATTGTAATGAAGTTCCAGCGTTAATTGAATCAATTCAATATATCGATAATCAACTTAAAGAATTGCTTCCAGAGCAGAATAAGTGGGCCAAGATTGCAGGTGGTGAACCTATTGTTATTGAGGGATTAAACGATGTCAGATAACAGTATTCAATTAAAAGTCTCAGTAGATACAAGTGACTTAGATAAGTTAGAAGAACAACTCAATCGTATTAAGCAACTAATGCAAGATGTAGGTGTGAAGCCTAAATCAATCCCACCGTTTTTCTTTCAGTCTTCTGGTGAATTCTTTATTAAAGATGCCTTTATTAATTCTGCTGAATTCAAAGGTGTGCTTGTCAGTAATAAGTCAGAGCATGACATCAATGCTCAGCTAGCAGATTTACGTATGCGAGCTGATCGACAAGATGCAAGTATCACTGAGTTGATGCAGGCGCGAGAAATTGAACGTCATGCGTGGGCTAAACTTACGAACGAGCTAAATAACAGAACGTGGTGTAGTCAGAGATAAAAAATGAAAAAACGCAATGTCTATGGTGGTCGATGGGCAAAGGTGCGATTAGCTTTTCTTAATGAGCATCCACTCTGTGTTATGTGCAAAGAGCAAGGCCGTATTACCGCAGCAACTGTTGTTGACCATATTATTCCGCATCGACTTAGAGATGCAATCCAATCTGGTGATAAGGTCCTTATCACAAAAGCACAAGCCCTATTCTGGGATAAGAAGAACTTTCAGAGCTTATGTGACCTTCACCACAACTCAACAAAACAGCGAATGGAAAAGAGTGGCAAGGTTGTTGGCTGTAATGCTGATGGCATTCCTCTTGATCCTAATTCTCATTGGAATAAATAAGTAATAACGATTGTAATTATAATGGTGGGGGAGGATGAAAAGTTCAAATCCTTTTGTTTTGATTACCTAGCCCCGTCATTTGTGTGCACAACCGCGAAATGAAAAGTTTTTTTCTGGGAGGTTCCGATGGCAGGACGACGCCCGAAACCGACCCACTTGAAAGTGGTCACCGGTAATCCGGGGAAAAGAAAACTTAACGATAAAGAACCACAACCTAAACGTGAAATTCCAAGCCCACCTGAACATTTGACGGACTGGGGAAAAATGGCATGGGTAAAGTTAACGCTATTGTTGGATGGGATGGGCGTTCTGACTATTGCTGACGTATTTGCGTTAGAAAGGCTGTGTGATATTTATACCGATATTCTTCAGTTACGAGACACTATTGCCATTGAAGGTCGGACATATACAACAAAAACCCAATTAGGGGATTTTTTAATTAAAGCGAATCCTGCAGTGGCCATGCTGGCTGATGCGGATCGACGTTTTAAAAGTTATTTAGTCGAGTTTGGTTTAACACCAGCATCTCGCTCAAAGGTGAAAGTAGATGGTGGAGAAGAAGAGGAAGACCCACTCAACCAATACTTCGGTTGATCCTGCAACTCAATACGCTCAAGACGTTAATAGTGGAAAGATACTGGCTGGCCCTGATATCAGAAATTCTTGTGCAAGGCATCTCAAAGATCTAAACGAAGCTAAAAAGCGCGGTTTAGTATGGGATGTTGATGCTGTACAGCGAGCCATTGGTTTTTTTGCAAAAGTCTTGAAGCTTAACGGTGGTGAGCATGAAGGAAAGCCATTTATTTTATTGCCTTGGCAATGTTTTGTTGTTGGCTCCATCTTCGGGTGGAAAATGGAAGATGGTACACGTCGATTTCGCATGGCGTATGTTGAGTCAGGAAAAGGCTCAGGCAAGTCTCCATTAGCTGGTGGTGTTGGTCTTTATTGCTTAGTCGCTGATGGTGAGCCTCGTGCTGAAGTTTATGCAGCTGCAACAAAGAAAGACCAAGCCATGATCTTGTTTCGTGATGCAGTGGCAATGGTTGATCAGTCACCTGCGCTTAGTCAGCGTATCACTAAATCAGGCGGTGCTGGCAAAGAGTGGAATTTGGCTTTTTTAAAGACAGGCTCATTCTTTAGGCCAATTAGTTCTGATGATGGGCAATCAGGCCCTCGACCACACTGCGCCCTTATCGACGAAATTCATGAGCATCGAAATAACACTGCTGTTGAAATGATGCGTGCGGGTACAAAAGGTAGGCGACAAGCACTGATATTCATGATCACAAACAGTGGCCATGATAAAACCAGCGTGTGTTATGACTACCATGAATACGGACGAAAAGTTGCTGAAAGCACCATTGAAGATGACAGTTTCTTTTCTTATATCTGTTCTCTTGATGAAGGAGACGACCCGTTTAAAGATGAATCGTGTTGGGGAAAAGCAAATCCTTCTCTAGGTTATACCTTCACGGATCGCTATTTACGTGAACAAGTCACACAAGCCCAAGGAATGCCAGCAAAAGAAAGCATTGTTCGTCGTCTTAACTTCTGCCAATGGGTAGATGCAGATAATCCGTGGATCAATGGTGACACTTGGATGAATCGAGAGAAACTCTTTACTTTGGAAGATCTACAAGGTGAAGAATGCTATGGCGGATTAGACTTATCAGGAACACGAGATTTAACTGCACTCGCGCTTTATTTTCCTCGCATCAAACACCTATATGTTGAATTTTGGACACCCAAAGACACTTTATTGGAAAGAGCTAAAACTGACAGGGTTCCTTATGATGCTTGGGTTAAGCAAGGGTTTATTCATACTACACCGGGTAAAGCAGTCAAATATGAATTTGTTGCAGAGCGCCTATCTGAAATAACTCATCATGTTAATTTACTTGCAATTGGGTTTGACCAATATCGCATTAAATATCTCGAGCCTGAATTAGACGAAGCTTCAGTAACAGTACCTCTCATTCCTCATGGGCAGGGATATTACAAAGCTAAGGATTCTGGGCTATGGATGCCTCACTCAATCGAATTATTTGAAGGGCTCATAGATGATGAAAAATTAGTCATTCATGCTAATCCTTGTTTGAGGTGGAATGCAGCTTCTGCCGTTTTAGAGGCAGATCAAAAAGAAAATCGTATTTTTGCTAAAAAGAAAAGTACCGGTCGAATTGATGGAGTCGTGGCCTCTGCAATGGCGATTGGTACTGCTGAAGGTGGAGTTGATGATGATGGAGATATTGAAGGATTCTTTGATGATCCAATTATAGTGGGGATTTAGATGGGCACATTAAAAAAACCAGGGAGAGTGAAGTCCGCCATCCTTAATTGGATGGGCATCCCTATTAGTTTAGCGGACGGTACATTTTGGGGGGAGTGGTCAGGAAAGAGCAGCAGTGGTAAGACCGTGACGGCTGATAATGCATTACAGCTGTCAGCTGTTTGGTCTTGTGTTCGATTGCTTAGTGAATCCATTTCAACGTTACCGCTTAAAATCTATAAAACAAATATAGATGGCTCTCGTGAACTAGCAAAACAACATCCTGCCTACACTGTGTTGTGCCGAAGACCAAATTCAGAAATGACACCTTCTCGATTTATGTTAATGGTCGTTGCCAGTTTATGCTTAAGAGGAAACGCCTTTATTGAGAAGTTATATATTGGATCTAAATTAGTCTCCCTTAACCCATTACTACCGCAAAATATGGTAGTAAAGCGCTTAGATAATGGACGATTAGAATATACTTACACTGATTCAAAATCAGCCAAGAGAGTTATTCCTGATAAAAATATAATGCATATCAGAGGGTTTGGTATGGATGGTATTTGTGGAATGATCCCTATTCAAGTAGGGAGAGATGTTATTGGCACGGCACTATCAACGGATGAAGCTGCAGGAAAGGTTTTCGAAAATGGGTTACAAACCAGCGGGTTGCTCACGTCAAAAGCAGCATTAAAGCCAGATCAGAGAGAGCGTTTAAGAAAACATTTGACGACTTTTTCTGGCTCAAAAAATGCTGGAAAGGTAATGATACTTGAGGCCGATTTATCTTTTCAAAATGTAACAATGAATCCTGAAACAGCTCAGCTTTTGCAAAGTCGAGGATACAGTATTGAGGAGATTTGCCGTTGGTTTCGGGTTCCTCCCTTTATGGTTGGCCATGCTGATAAGCAAAGTAGTTGGGCATCAAGTGTGGAGGGGATGAATATGCAATTCCTCACTAACACACTTAGACCTCTATTGGTTAATATTGAACAAGAAATCAACCGATGCCTGCTTGATAATGACGACGATTATTATGCTGAATTCTCTGTTGAAGGTCTATTACGGGCTGACAGTGCAGGGCGTTCTGCTTACTATACAACGGCATTACAAAATGGCTGGATGAGTCGAAATGATGTTCGACGGTTAGAGAATTTACCGCCGATTGAGGGTGGTGATATTTACACTGTTCAGCTTAATTTAACGCCACTTGATCAGCTTGGACAAGAAGCTTCTAGCAATGAAGCTGAAAAACTTAAAGCGCAGATCACCAACTGGTTATTCCCTGAAGGCAATCCCGTAGCCCCACACTCTCAAGCCAATCAACCTCACTCTGAGGAGTAAATTTATGAAAAAAAGTCATTTGCCAGTTGCGCTGGAGGATCGCCCCTGCGCATCGATTAGTTACGAGCTGAAATCCAAAGCACTGGATAAATGGAATAGCAGTATTCGTGCATCAAGTACAGATAACACCATCTCGATATTAGATGTGATTGGTGAAGATTATTGGGGAGAGGGTGTTACTGCAAAACGTATTTCTGCCGCACTTCGCGCCATTGGAAATAATGATGTAGTTGTCAATATTAATAGCCCCGGTGGCGATATGTTTGAAGGGTTAGCCATTTATAACCTACTTCGCTCTCATAGTGGAAAAGTGACCGTCAATATTTTAGGTATTGCTGCTTCAGCTGCGTCCATTATTGCAATGGCTGGCGATGTAGTTCAAATGGGCCGAGGTGCCTTTTTGATGATCCATAACTGTTGGGCTGTCGGTGTGGGTAATCGGCATGACTTTGCAAAATTAGCGACGGATCTCGCCCCTTTTGATATGTCGATGGCAGATATCTATGTGGCACGTAGTGGGCAATCTAATGAAGTCGTAAGTCAGATGATGGACGACGAAACCTATATTGGTGCGAGTGAAGCAATCGAGAAAGGCTTTGCTGATAATTTGCTTACTGCAGATATTGTTGATGATGGTGATGAAAGCCCACAAGCCGCCATTCGTAAATTAGATGCGTTACTTGCTAAGGCGAACACCTCTCGCTCTGAGCGTAGAAAACTTATTAGTGCTTTAACACGAAGTATGCCGAGCGCTACTTCCAATCCTCACGGTACGCCAAGCGCTACCTCTGAAATTAATCCTGACACTCTTTCTGAATTGGAAAAGGCGGTAAATGCCTTTGCCACAGCTAACTAATTGGAGACATTATGTCTGATACAAATGAATTATTAAAAAGTCTATCGGCAAAAATTGAAGAAGCCAACGGCAAATTTAATGCTAAAGCCGAAGAAGCCTTAAAAGAAGCGCAAAAAGTCGGTAGTTTAAGCACTGAAACTAAAGCCGCAGTCGATAAGATGGCAACCGAACTGAATGCATTGCGTGAATCTGAAAAAACACTCAAAGCTTCATTAGGTGAATTAGAGCAACATGTCGCACAAATGCCGTTGAATAATGCGGTTCAGGCAGCCAAAACAATTGGCCAGCAAGTCATTTCTGCAGATGTACTGAAAGAAATTAACTCTAGTATTCAATCAAGTAAGCGCATTTCTATTCCAGTGCAAGCCGCATTAACTTCAACCGGTGTGGCTGAAGGTGTTGTTGAGCCTCAACGTTTACCTGGTATTGATGTTGCGCCAAAACAGCGTTTATTTATCCGTGATCTGATTGCGCCGGGCAAAACCACTTCACCGGCTATTTTCTGGGTTCAGCAGACGGGCTTTACGAATAAAGCTTCTGTGGTACCAGAAAATACCGCTAAGCCTTACAGCGATATTGAGTTTGCAACCAAAATCACTCCTGTAACCACTATTGCTCATATGTTCAAGGCCTCTAAACAAATCTTAGATGACTTTGCACAACTGCAGTCTTTAGTCGATGCTGAAATGCGTTATGGTTTGAAGTTTGTTGAAGAGCAAGAAATCTTGTTTGGTGACGGCTCTGGTGCTCACTTACATGGCATCATTCCTCAAGCCTCTAAATATAAACCTGAATTTAGCGTCGAAAAGCAAAGTGGCATTGATGATTTACGCCTTGCGATGCTACAAGCGCAATTAGCTCGACTGCCTGCCACAGGGCATGTTTTGCATTTTATCGATTGGGCGAAAATTGAATTAACCAAAGACTCATTAGGGCGTTACATTCTTGCCAACCCATCTGCATTAATTGGCCCAACTTTATGGGGTCTACCTGTTGTTGCTACTGAATCAACGGCCTTTAAAGGCAAATTCTTAACAGGGGCATTTAACGCGGGTGCGCAGTTATTCGATCGTGAAGAAACCAATGTGGTGATTTCTACGGAAAACACTGACGATTTTGAGAAAAACATGATCTCAATTCGTTGCGAGGAGCGTTTGGCGTTAGCAGTAAAACGTCCGGAAGCCTTTGTTTACGGTGATTTCACCGTGCCTACATCAGGGGAATAATCGATAGAGCGGTCTTCATGACCGCTTTTTCTTTGGGGGCAACATGAATCTAATTATATTACGAGCCATTTATTTTGGTGGTGTCGTTGTTACTGAGGGGAAAGAGATTGAAACCTTAGAACAACATGGTCGTGAGTTAATTCAAAAAGGGTATGCAAAAGAAAAGGAAGTTGTACATCCTGCTATTGAGCCTGAGCCTGAGCCTGAGCCTGAGCCTGAGCCTGAGCCTGAGCCTAAAAAAAACACCAAGGCTAAAAAGGAGGAATAATGCTTTCTCTGGAATTAGTAAAACAACATTGCAATATTGATCCTGATTTTACGGATGATGATAAATTGCTCGCTCTTTACACCAAATCTGCAGTGAAGTTTGTCGAGAACTACACTCGCAGGACGCTTTATGAAAAGGAAGTATCGGAAGGATACCAAGAAGATGCCGATCATCTATTACTGACAGATGATGTTTCAGCAGCCATGTTACTACTGATTGGGCAGTGGTATGACAATCGAGAAGGTGTGATTACGGTAAGCTCGTTTTCAACTCAACCATTTGCAGTGGAAGCGTTATTGCAGCCTTATCGAATTTACGGTGTGTAGGAGGTTGTATGCAAGCTGGTCGCCTAAGGCACAAGGTTAAATTTCAGCGTAACGCACCCATTAAATTACCTTCAGGGCAACTTAAAAAAGAGTGGGTTGATATCGCTTCAGTGCGGTGCGAAGTAAAACATCTTTCTGGTCGTGAACTGATATCCGCTAATGCTGAAATGTCAGAGGTTACTGTTAGAGTGTGGATGCGTTATCGACCCGACATTAACAGTACCTGCAGAATGGTTTGGTGTGAGCAAATTTATGACATTCAGTCAGTCATCCCTGATGAGAAATTGACTCGATTAGAATTGCTATGCAAACAAGGAGTTAAACAATCATGAATTTGGATTTCTCCGATCTACTCGACTTATCAAGAGAGTTAGATGTTTTAAGTCGAGCTGAAAGTCATCAAGCGATGCGAAAAGCAACCAATGCGGCCGCAACGTTATTACGTGATGAAATCAGAACGTCCGCACCACGAAAGACGGGAAAATTAGCACGAAATATAGTGACCCGTAATCACAGAATGCGCAATAAAGGTGAGGTTTCTTCGGGCGTTTATGTTCGAGGGAGTAACGCTTCAGGCACAAACAGTGATACATCCATGAAAAGTGATCATCCTAACAATGCCTTTTATTGGCGCTTTCTTGAAGAGGGCACTTCTAAAATGGCGCCGAGGCCTTTTGTTCGTCCTACTTTTGATCGTGAATCGGATAAGGCAGCCAATTTAGCCATTAGCGAATTAAATAGAGCGATTGATGAGGCGCTAGGAAAATGACAGAGGCTGATATCTACGCAATTTTATCACCCGTATTACCTGATAAAGTTTTTCCGTGTGTTGTTCCACAATCAAGCCCTGCAATAACAGCGCCTTGGTGTGTCTTCTCTTTGTACGATATCAAAGGCGATGTACTGAAGGGGCAAGCCGAAACGATGACGAATATTCAGGTTGATGTTTATGCCGATACGATTGATGAGGCGAGAACGCTTCGCTTGTTATTTGCTAATGCCTTAACAAAATTAAGTCCTGTTGAAATTTCAGAGAAACAAGACTACGAGCCAGATACAGGATTGTTTAGAGCAACATTTGAGTGCCAATTTTGGCAATAGCATCGCCTTATTATTCACACTAAAGCCACCTTCGGGTGGTTTTTTTATGCCAATAGGAAATGATCATGTCTAGTAAATATGAAAAAACACAAGGCACTAAAATCAGTGTCTCGAAATTACCCGCAACAGAAGTTAACCCAGCTGATGCGGTATTTTTAGGAATTTCTTGTTCAACAAAAGAAATCAGTTATACCGGTGGGCAGAAATCAGATATTGATGTCACCACGCTCTGCTCTGAGGAGCAAGAAGTTACCAATGGATTATCCGCACCTGCAGAATTCACCATTAATGGTAATTTCACCGATGATGAAGGACAAGAAACATTACGTACCGCGTATGAAAATGATGAAGTTCATGCCTTTAAAGTGGAGTTCCCTTCGGGGATTGGCTATGCCTTTTTAGCCGAGGTACGTCAAAACAGTTGGAGTGTTTCTACTTCGGGTGTGGTTTCAGCTTCATTTACCCTACGTTTAAAAGGTAAATCTAAGCCGATTAAAAACGGGACTGTTAATTTAAATAAAGGTAGCGAATAACCATGAAAAAACCGTCATTAAAATCACTGGCTTTAAGTGAAAAGAACGCTTTTCGCACAAAGAAAGTGAATGTTGCTGAATGGGAAAATGCGGTTGTTATGCTTCGTGAACCGTCATCACCTGCATGGATGAAGTGGCGTGAAATTATTCATCATGATAATGCTGAAGATGAACATTCGTTATCTGACATTGAAATTGCACAACGTAATTTACGTGCCGATGTTGTGATGTTTATTGATGTGTTGCGTGATGAAAACGGGGAGGTCGTTTTTGATGAATCAGACATCAACGATGTGATGGCTATTTATGGCCCTGTACATTCTCGTTTATTAAAACAAGCGCTCGATTTAACTATTTCGGTCGATGATGCAGAAAAAAAGTAGCCCAGCCTGATACTTTCTTTTTAATGACACTGGCGCTCCGCATGGGGCGCACTCTTGATGAACTCACTCGCCAAATGAGCTTGAGTGAACTTCGGATGTGGATGGCTTTTGATCGCATTAATCCCATCGGTGATATTCGTAGTGATATTCAAACAGCACATCTCGTTTCTTCTATTTATCACTCTCAAGGCGGTAAATGCACGCTTTCTGATGTGCTTTTACGGTGGGACCCCAAAGCAACCCAAGAAAGTGATGATAGTTCTAATGGGTTAGAGAATTTCTTTCAGTCTATTTCAGAAAATTAATTATTTTTGCGAGGATAAAATGGCAAAACTGCGTGAACTGATTATTAAAATTTCTGCTAATTCTTCCTCGTTTCAATCTGAAATAGCGCGGGCTTCGCGTATGGGAGAAAACTATTATCGGATCATTGAGCAAGGCGGGCGACGCGCCAGTGGTGCATCTCGTGAAATGCAACGCGCTATCCATGATCTAAATGGTGAATTATCGTCCATTAAAAATACCGTGTCAGGCGTTGCGGGTGCATTTGCAGGGGCTTTTGCAACACAGCAACTTATCAATTATGCAGACATATGGAGTCAACTCAGTGGTCGATTAAAATTAGCGTCTACGTCGATGGAAGATTTTAAACAAGCACAGCAAGAGTTAATGACGCTGAGCCAACGAACAGGCACATCCATTGCAGCGAATACGAATCTATACAGCCGTGTTGCACAATCCATGCGTGATGCGGGTTATGCCTCAAGTGATGTTGCGAAAGTAACCGAAACCATTGCAACTTCATTAAAACTCTCTGGCGCCAGCGCTGAAGAAACCAGTTCTGTTATTACACAGCTAAGTCAAGCATTAGGCTCGGGTGTTCTTCGCGGTGAAGAATTTAATGCCGTTATGGAAAATGGTGGGCGATTAGCAAAAATGCTGGCTGATGGTATGGGGACGACGATTGGTGGCCTGCGTGAAATGTCGCAAAGTGGACTACTCACGATGGATAAAATTGTTCCTATCCTGACAAATACGCAACAGTTACGAGCCGAATTTGAGCAATTACCAGCCACGGTAAGTGGGTCTGCACAGAAGATTGAAAATGCGTTCATGGCATGGATTGGCAATGTTAATGAAACATCAGGTGCTACTCGCACACTATCAACCGCAATGGAGGGGATTGCGAACAATATTGATGGTATAGCCTCTGTTTCTGGTGTGTTAATTGGTCTAGGTCTGGCGCGTTATTTTGGCGGGCTGACAACGAGTGTGGCGAATGCAACCATTGGGGTTGCGCGTGCAACAAAAAGTGAAATAGCACATGCTCAAGCTCAATTGCAAGGTATCAAAATATCAACGGCTAGAGCAAGGGCGGCAGTCTATCGTGCTCAACAGGCAAGGTTAGCAGCACAAAGTGTTGAGCAACAAGCATTGGCTGAACGTCGCTTAGCTTCCGCACAAGGAACATTAAACCGGAATATTTCAGCTAGACGCACAGCACAAGAAAACCTTAATAGAGTAACTTCGGTTGGAACACGTCTTCTTGGTGGTGCAATGGGGTTAATTGGTGGGGTTCCTGGTCTCGTAATGGCGGGCGCGACTGCTTGGTATATTATGCATCAGCGCCAGCAAGATGCGAGAAGATCTGCCCTTGAGTATGCTAATACGTTAGATACTCTCAAAGAACGTATGCCCAACATGACTCTATCGCAGTCGCATGATGAGTCAAAAAATATAAAGAAAACGCTTGAAGTTCAAATTGAGGAATACGAAAAGCAACTTGCTAAAATCAAAAACATGGAGCGTGGCATAGTAAGTGCTCAACGTGAAGTGGAGAATTTGCCTGAAGGTGTAGCAAGAGAAAGATTACAATGGCGTATAAAGGAAACTGTATCTGCATTAGCCGCTGAAACTCAGCGGTTGTATCAAATGGAACAAGAGAAAGAAAAAACGACAAGCGCATTAAATGCGGTAGACAGCCAGCGAAATTTTCTTATACGTCAACAGGACTTAGAGCAAAATAAAACCCATCAATCACTGCTATTAATGAATGCCGAGCAAACCAAATTCAATCAAATTATGAATATTGGTAATAATGTTTTAGCGACTCGACAGGCATTAGTTAATATTCCAATGCGCATTCCCAATGCAACATTGACTGATAAACAGCAGGCGTTAATAGATAATTCAGAGAGAAATAAGACTCTATCTTCATTATCGGGTGAGGACAAAATAGTCAAACAAGCTGAGTTTTCTGCTGATGATGTTGGGTTATTAAATACACCAGAATTTGCTGATGCTAGAAGAAAATATATTGAAAATCAGGTAGACGCATACAGGAGTCAGCAAAAGCTAAATGAATCTCTTAAAACGGGGAGGGCAACACAAAGCGCCTACGAAAAGGCGCAAAAAGAAGCTGAAAGAACCGCAGAACAATATGAGCGGAAGATTGCAGATTTAAGTGTAGCAACAGAGGTTCAGAAGGTTAGGGCTTCACAAGGCGAAAAAGCCGCTTCTCTTTATGCAGCATCACATGAAAATGGGGCTAAATGGACTGATAAGCAAAGAGAAGCGATTGAACGTTCATCTGTCGCTCTCGCAGAATGGACGCAAAAAGCTGATGATGCCGTGAAAAAGCATCGTGATATGGAAGAGGCTCGTAAAAAACTGCAAGAAGCCGCAGTCAAATTTAACGATGAAGCTACGTTAGCGACTCAAACCAATAGCATGAGTTCAAGAGAAAAAAGCTACTTTGAAGAAAGCCAGCAAATAGACCGTATCTACAATGAATCTGCGAAGAAAACAGAAGATATTGAAGCCAGATCTAAAGCATTAGATGCATTAGATCTTAAGTATCGAAATATAGCGCTCGCTGAATCTGACTGGACCGCAGGTATAACGCGAGGAATGAAAGATTGGGTTCAAGAAAGCGGTAACTACGCTACTCAAACAGCTTCTGTTGTTCAAAATGCAATGGGAGGAATGGTTGATACTATTAGCGATAAATTAAATGGTAATAAAGCCAGCTGGAAAGATTGGTCTGTTAGCGTGTTGAAATCTATTCAGAATGTACTCATTAATGCGGCAATAGTGAATAGCCTGAATACAATGGCCGGTGCTGGTGGTTGGATGGGCGCTGTTGGTGGATTTTTAGGTGGTGTTGCTCATGCTAAAGGTGGGGTACATAGTTCAGAAAGTCTAGGTTCTTATAGTAATCAGATCGTTAGCTCACCCACTTATTTTGCCTTTGCTAAGGGGGGCGCGCCTAATCTCGGACTCATGGGTGAGGCAGGGAGTGAGGCTATAATGCCATTAACTCGAACTGCAGATGGCAACTTAGGGGTTAGAGTTGTTGGTGGTAATAATCAGGGCGCTCCTTCAGCACCTCAGGTTTACATTACCATTGATGGTAACGGTAATTCAGAAACTCAATCAACGAATGGATTCGAGCAGTTTGGTGCGGAGATTGGCCGATTTGTTGATAGTCGTTACCGAGAGTTAATGTCTAAAGATATTAGGCCGGGTGGTTTAATTTGGAATGCAACTCGAGGAGGCCGTTAAAAATGGAAACATTCACTTGGTGTCCACGTATAAACCCGACTGAAGATGTCTCTTACAACACAAGGAAAGTCAAGTTTGGGGATGGTTATGAACAAGTTTCTGGCAATGGTTTAAATTCACGTAGTCAGAAATGGGCAATGGAGTTTGTGGGTGATGATAATTACATTTCAGCTATCCGTCACTTTATTGATAAACACGCAGGAATAAAGTCATTTTTCTGGAAACCGCCTCTTGAGCCACTTGGATTGTATCGTTGTGATGAACACAAACTCATTCCGAACGGTGCAGGAAATTACACCCTTTCTTTGGTTTTTATTCAGGCATTTAAATCATGATCACAGCCGATTATCAAAAATTAGAGCCGGGCAATACTGTCCGGCTTTTTGAAGTTGATGGTACAGAATTTGGTGTTCCTAATATTCTGAGATTCCATGCATACAATATTCCTATCACGGAAGAGGAAATGCAAAAGGCTAAAGGAGAAATAGAGGCTAAGTCCATTTGGTGGCAAGGGAATGAATATGGGGCATGGCCAGTTCAAATAGAAGGGTTAGAGTCCTCTACAACGGGATCTAGCGCTAATCCTAAACTATCAGTGGCTAATTTAGATAGCTCAATAACCGCATTATGTCTGCATTATGATGATATGTTGAAAGCAAAAGTGATTATTCACGATACACTTTCTCATTATCTCGATGCAGAAAATTTTAGTGATGGGAATGCTTCTGCAGATCCTACCCAAGAGCGAGTATCTGTCTTTTATATTGATAGTAAAAGTGCAGAAACAAATGAATTTGTTGAATTTACACTGGCGAGTCCAATGGATTTACAAGGTGTGATGATACCCACTCGGCAACTACATTCAATGTGTACATGGTGTTTACGAGGGCAATATAAATCGGGAGATGGGTGTGATTATGCAGGGCAAAATGGTTATTTTGATAAACAGGGTAATCCTGTTGACGATCCATCACTAGATAAGTGCAGTGGTTTATTGAAAACGGGGTGTGTGCCTCGATTCGGTAAGAATAATCCTCTTCCTTTTGGTGGTTTTGTCGGAACCTCATTGTTACGGAAATAATAATGATGCAAAAGAAAATACGAGAGGCGATATTTTCTCATGCAAAAAAGGAATATCCCAAAGAAGCATGTGGCGTTATCGTACAAAAATACAGAGTAAAGACGTATTTACCTTGTGTAAATGTAGCTACAACACCTCAAGAGCACTTCGTTATTTCTCCCCAAGAATATGCATTATGTGAAGACCAAGGCGTCGTTATTGGTATTGTTCATAGTCATCCAGATGCTACGACTCAGCCTTCTGAGTTAGATCAGGCTCAATGTGATGCACTGGGTATCCCTTGGTATATTGTCAGTTACCCTGAAGGGGATTTTCGTGAAATTCTTCCTCGAGGCGAACTTCCTCTTATTGGCCGTCCATTTGTGCTTGGTTTTACGGATTGTTGGGGGCTAATAATGAGTTATTTTAAGCAAACACATAATATTGTATTACCTGATTATCGTGTTGATTATCCATGGTGGGAGCGAGGTGAAGATCGCTATATGGATAATTGGCAAGAAGCGGGATTTGTGAAAGTAGAAGGTGAACCACAAGCAGGCGATATGGTTGTTATGCAGGTTCAATCTAATGTTGCAAATCATGCCGGTATTATTCTGGATGATGGTATGTTGTTGCATCACCTTTATGGGAGATTAAGCCAACGAGTTCCTTATGGTGGTTATTGGCGAGATAGAACGGTTATTATTTTAAGAATTAATAAAAGTCTACATGAAGAGGGTTTATCGTGAAAAATCTATTATCATTTTTAATTATGACATTATTGGCACTACCTAGTTTTGTGTATGCACAAAAACAATCTGATGATAAAAAAATTGACTATCGTCCATTAACTCAAGAAGAAGAAATAACAATCAAAGCATGGGTATCCAATGGGTTAAAAGATGGGGAAAGCGCGAAATTCAAATTAAGCGAAAGAGTCATCTCTATTAATAATGAGCCTGAATATATATATTGCGGGTTAGTTAACGCAAAAAATTCTTATGGAGCATATTCTGGTTGGGTTGTTTTTAAAAGTTTTGTAACTAAAAATGCTTACAATAAATTAATTGCACTTACGGACGTAGGGCAAAAAATGGGCGTAGATCCAGCTATGCAAATAGGTGATGGTAAATTTTATGAACAGGTATTATTTGACACCTGTACATCTAAAGGATATTTCAAAGGAAACTATTTAAACGAAGATTTAATAGGAAGAAAGTAAGGAAGATATAACCTTATATTTCTTATGCCTACCCGCCAAGTGCGGGTTTTTTTATGGAGTTTTTATGCAAGAAGAAAAAATGGTAACAATAGAGTTAAGCGGAATATTAGGAAAAACATTTGGTAAAACTCATCAGCGCATAATTACGACAACATCAGAAGCAATCAGAGCACTTTGCTGTACCTTAAATGGGTTTGAACAGTATTTAAATACCAGTAAATCACGAGGATTAACATACGCCGTATTTAAAGGGAAAAAGAATATTGGTGTTGATGATCTTAATTTTCCAATATCAGAAGAAATTATTCGTATCGTTCCCATTGTGATGGGGAGCAAAAGAGGTGGTGTTTTTCAGACTATTTTTGGTGCCGTCCTTGTTGCTGCAGCTATATGGCTACCTTGGGGATCAGCATTATGGGCCAGTAACCTTTTATTTGCTGTTGGCGCATCAGTAGCTATCGGCGGTGTTATTCAAATGCTTTCACCTCAACCGAAAGGTCTTGCAATGCAAGATCAGGGTGAAAACAAACCTTCGTATGCATTTGGCTCTCCTACTAATACTGTTTCTCAAGGTTACCCTGTGCCAGTGCTTTATGGCGAAAGAACTATTGGTGGTGCCATCATTTCCGCAGGTATTTATGTAGAAGATCAGCAATAAGTCTATTTGGAATAATCTAATGAGAAAAACAATTCACGGTCAAAAAGGGGGCGGTGGTAGTCCTCGTGTGCCTGTTGAGCAACCTGATGATTTGCAATCTATTGCTAAAGCAAAGTTACTCATTGCCTTGGGTGAGGGAGAATTTGCCGGAGAGTTAACAGCACAAAATATCTTTCTTGATGGCACACCGTTAGAAGACACTGAAGGAAATGCAAATTTTAGTGGTGTAACGTGGGATTTTAGATCAGGCACACAAGCACAGACTTACATTCAAGGATTACCTAGCGCTGAAAATGAAATCAATGTTGGCTCAACGATTTCGAGTAAAACACCATGGGTTCACACATTTACCAATTCACAATTATCGGCTATTCGGATTCGTCTAAAGTGGCCCTCATTATTCAAGCAAGAAGATAATGGGGATCTGGTGGGTAATGAAGTTAAATACGCCATTGATTTACAAACCGACGGTGGTAGTTGGAAAACTATTATTGACAGTGCCGTGAAAGGAAAAACGACTTCGGGTTATGAGCGCGCGCATCGAATTGATTTACCTGAGTCGAAAACATCATGGTCACTACGTGTTAGAAAGGTATCTAATGATGCTAATAGCAGTAAAATCGGTGATACGGTTGTTTTGCAAAGTTACACTGAAGTCATTGATGCTAAATTCACCTATCCTCATACAGCGTTACTTTATATTGAATTCGACTCTAAACAATTCAACGGCTCTATTCCGCAAATAACGTGCAAACCGAAAGGGCGCATAATCAGAATACCCTCAAATTACAATCCTATTGATCGCACCTACACGGGCGTGTGGGATGGTTCCTTTAAATGGGCATGGACCAATAATCCTGCATGGGTTTTCTACGACATTGTTATCTCCGATAGATTTGGTCTTGGACAACGAATAAATCAACAACAGATAGATAAATGGGAGTTATACCGTATAGCGCAGTATTGTGATCAATTGGTACCCGATGGAAAAGGTGGTGATGGTACCGAACCTCGTTATGTCTGTGATGTTTATGTGCAAGATAGAAATGAAGCGTATAACGTGCTACGTGATTTTGCAGCCATCTTTCGAGGGATGACCTATTGGGGTGGCGGTCAAATTGTAACATTAGCGGATATGCCTCGTGATATCGATTATAGCTATACCCGAGCTAATGTGATTGATGGAAAATTTATTTATTCAAGCAGTAGCAGTAAAGAAAAGTATTCCACTGCATTGGTTTCGTATTCAGATCCGCAAAATGGATATGCTGATGCAATGGAGCCAGTGTTTGAACCTGATTTAGTTTCTCGGTTTGGGTTTAATCAATTGGAGGTTACGGCAATTGGTTGCACCCGACAAAGTGAAGCCAACAGAAAAGGGCGCTGGGGAATACTGACAAACAATAAAGACAGAATGGTGACATTCTCTGTCGGGTTAGATGGGAACATTCCGCAACCCGGTTACATTATCGCTGTTGCTGATGAACTGTTGTCAGGAAAAGTCACTGGTGGTCGAGTGAGTGCCATCGATGGCAGAAATATCACGTTAGACCGTGTTTCAAGTGCTGTGAGTGGTGATCGATTAATTCTCAATCTTCCTTCAGGGCAATCGCAAGCAAGAACGATACAAGCAGTATCGGGAAAAGTGATCACTGTTACAACGGAATACAGTGAGACACCAGAGACAGAATGTGTGTGGGTTGTTGAATCAGAAGAACTGTATGCGCAACAATATCGCGTTGTTAGTGTTACAGAAAATGAATCTAATCAATTTACTATTACCGCCATTCAGCATGATCCCAATAAATATGAACATGTTGATTCTGGTGCGTTGATTGATGAAAGGCCTATTAGCGTTATTCCTCCTAATAATCAGCAAGCTCCGAAAAACATTATCATTGATTCTTATTCAATGGTCAGTCAAGGCGTTAGCTTTGAAACAATGCGAGCACAGTGGCCACAAGTTGAAAACGCAATCTCTTATGAAGCGCAATGGCGTAGAAACGAAGGTAATTGGGTCAATATGCCTCGCAGTTCCATTAACTCTATTGAAGTTCCTAATGTTTATTCTGGTCGATATTTAGTCCGCGTTCGAGCCATTAATGCCTCTGAGATCTCAAGCGGGTGGGGATATTCTGAAGAAAAAACGTTAACCGGAAAAATGGGTAACCCACCAAAACCGGTTAACTTTAGAGTGTCACCATTAGTCTTTGGTATTAAGTTAGACTGGGAATTTGGTGAGAACACCAGTGATACGTTAAAAACTGAAATCCAGTACAGCAAAACCAATGATGGCGAAGGTCTGATGCTGCTATCTGATGTTCCATATCCATCTAAAACGTATGAAATGGCAGGTTTGTCAGCAAGTGTGGCATTTTATTTTAGAGCAAGGCTGGTGGATAAAACAGGCAATCAATCTGAGTGGACTGAGTTTATTCGCGGGGAATCGGAGTTTGATGTAGGAACGATATTGCCAGAGCTTGATGGGCATTTCATGTCATTTGAAGCCGGTCAGCAACTTGATAAACGCTTGGATTGGAATGCTGAGACAGCGCTTATTCTTAGTAACGCTGACTCTCAACTATCACGTAGTTTGTTAGTGAAGCACGGTCAGTCACAAGCTGGAATCAAAGAGCTATGGCAAGTTCGTGCAACGGATAATGAAGCATGGGCGCAAGAAGTTAAAGAAATTTACTCTGCGGTTGGTGATAACACGTCTGCAATTAAAGAGACTCAAACGTCAATTACTGAGCTAAATAAGGCTTTCGGTCAAACAACTACGGAGATCCGCACAGAGTTAAAAACAACTAACCAAAATTTAGCTAACACAGATAAAGAAGTCGGTCGCATTCGTGCTGATGTTATGACGAATAAAGAGGCAATATCTGAAACAAATAAAGCTATGGCTAAATCAGAGGCGCAAGTGCAAGCTCAATTTGGCAAACAGCAGGGCATGATTAACCAAAAAATGCAGGCTGAATTTAGCCAATCAGGCGATGGTGTTGTCACTCATTCCATCAATATCACGATTGTTCATAACGGCACTAAATACAATGCAGCAGGTCAGGTCATTAGTGCTCAGGTTAAGAATGGAAAACTGGAATCATTCTTTGGTTACAACGCAAATAACTTTGCTTGGTATAACCCTGCAAATGGCAAGATGGAATTATTCATGTATGCCAAGAATGGGCAATTGTTTATGCGTGAGGCCTTTATTAACGAGGCATGGCTTAATTCCGTTGTTGTTACCGAATATATTAAATCTGGTGATTATGTACCCGGTAAGGATGGTTTTTTGATTGACGGTAAAACTAGCAATATTGAAATGAATAAAGGAACGTTCCGGGGTGAATTAGATATAGGGACAAATAAAACGGGTGCGCATACTGTTATCACCAATGAACGGATTGCGGTTTACGGTGCTCAAGGAGAAATTAGGATTGAAATAGGAAAAATAGAAGGGAGATAACCATGTATGGTGTTTATGTTAAACCAGATATAGGCAACGAATATTATTTAGATGCTGATGATAATCAGGTTATGGGGTATTTAGGTTCAGCAAAAATAGGGTGGTACAATAACCATTTCTACCCAATAAATGAAGGGTGGAATACAATGAAGCACAATATTCCTGAATATGAAAAGTACAATATTATTATTATCCCACGAGTAGTATCTCGGACATACAAAATACCAGGCTCCTATTATTGGTTCTCATCAAATGTAACAGCGTATAATATATCCGGTGATAATTTTAATTTTTATGTTGATGAAAGGCCAGCCGGATCGCGAGTAGATTCAGAAGATGACGAAAGAGACCCAGAATTCATGTTTGATTTTTATGGTTACCCAAAATCAAATAGTGAATCATACGGAATACGTCTACATGGAATGAATGGTATTAGTGAATTAACGCCCTCAATGCGAGGGTATTGTGTATTTGCTGACATCGTACAAATAAATGCAGGTAAAAATAATGGCTGGAGAATGCCATCAAATATTACTGATGAAATGAATCCCATTATTTTCGTGCGACCGAAAAATTCAGGTACTGTCTTCTCATATAATAAAGCAAGGGGTCTAGTTGTTAGTAGTTCATGTGAAATGTATGTCGTTATATTTTGCACTAACTTTACTTTAACTCCTCCAAAATATGGCATTGTGATTTATAACGATAAAAAAGAAATTACATTTTCATCTAACTACAAACCCATGAAGCTCGGAGAGACAACGCGATTTAGTAATCGAAATGGAGCTTCGTTTTCTAAACTCAAAAAACCAATGATTATTCCAGATGCACAATTCGTTAACTGGAGAATACAGGGAAGTAATAGAGATGATGTTATCTATATGCGAACAGGATTTGGTTTTAGAAATGACGGGAATAATGTCTATTGGGATGACATATACAGTATCAGATCCGAGTACGGTGGGCCATGGGGAGCTAATGGCGGTAATGCGTTTAAAATAGAATTTGATATATACGGCATAGAACTCAGCGACTACTTCAATATTTAATTAACTCTTCGTTTATACATCTAGGAAAACATATCCATGATATACACAACAGGCACTGTTAACACAGTGTCAGGGTCTGCTATTGTCCGCGGAACTGGCACTAAATTTAAAAATAATAATCCAGCTATTAATATCGGGATGACTATTTTAATTAAATCGGGAACAACAAATATTCCCTACATGATTAAATCCGTTAATTCCGACACTGAATTAGTATTAGCACAACCCGCATTAGCCACAGCAACGAATACAACATTCTCAATTCATATTACTGAGCCAGATAATAATAGTGATGCAGCAAGAACAATGGTCGCTATTAATAGTTATGTTGAGTATTTCCTTGATGCAATGAACACATGGATGACTCAAACGGGCCAGACAAAAATTGAGATGCCAAATGGTGAGATTGTTACGCTAGATAGTATTAATAAGATGCAGGGGGATATTAGTGGAAAGTTGGATAAAATAGGCGGTGTGATTACCGGCAATTTAACAACATCAGCTAATTTATCACTAGCTAACGCTGGTGCTGATAAGGCTGTGCTGAAGCGAAATAAAGACCAGGCGGCATGGCTAGCATTTTTATCGGATAGTGGGGTTATTCGTTGGCGAGCAGGAATGAGTACAGAAGGGGATAATGATAAGTTTAAGATAGCAGGTTGGTCTAGTGGCGGTGGAACCTATGTTAATGCGCTGGATATCAGCTATGGCGGTTCTATTGTTTTAACTGAATCATCTTGCTTAATAAATGGTAAGCCAGCGATGAGAAGCGGCGATTTTGGTTGGGGAGGTTCTGAGACACCATCAACAAACATTTCAGAAGCTGAGCTTCGTGCTGTATTAATGAATAGAAATACAGTTACGCAAATTATCAGAAATGAGCAAACAACAAAGTATGGACTCGGTGGCTCACCAATTGCTTATTTTAAATCAAAGGACACTTATCAGGCTTTAGTGTCCTCTTGGAATGGTGGTTCGTGCCGAGTTGTTGCGGGTAATGCTACATCTGAATATGTTCATAATTTATGGACTGACAGAAATACAACGGTAGACAGTAACGGTTTTATTAAACGCGCATCCCCTATTATCGACATCAATTCCGATGGCTCATTCACCACTAACGACGAATCCGAAGGCGCTACGGTTACTCGAGTAGCTAAAGGTGAATATCTCATTGAAGGCGTACTGGGCTTTAACTCAGATGCAGGATGGGGAGGCGTCGATGGCGGTATTGAAATTCCACTCGATGTTAATAAACAGCCGTTGATATGGGTTAACTCTAAAGTTAACAAAGATGGCTCTATTCTCGTTAAAACGTATCACCGAACTCACCCTAATGCACCTGAGTTTGCCAATAATAAAATTGATGGTTTCAATGATGGCGACCCAATTGATATCCCTGATGGTCGTTTTATTTCCGTACGTGTACAGATGCCAGAAGGCTCAATCTATAACGTGAGAATGCATGAGATGGAAGAAGCGCAGAAAGCGGAAGAAGAGCGTAGACAAAAAGAAGAGGAAGAAAATCAGGACACCAATAAGACACCAGAAATTGATAACTGATTGATTATATAACTCGGTCGGTTCCATCGAGCATCGGCGCAACAGAGAAGCGGTTCAAATTATATTTTTTTGAATTGCTATTAATATCATGATTTTCTGTTGATTTATTGAGTTCTATATTTTCTGACATGTTGTAATTCTTTCGTCTATTTAGGCGTTGATTATCTCTAATTTATAAAGGAGATAAAATGAGCGCGCATTATAGCATAGAGGATAGCTTACACATGCAGGATCTGATGCTAGGATGTATTTATAAAGCTGAAGATAAGTGATCATAAACGATAAAATAGGAAAACATAATGCCAACAGAAAAAAGAGTATTACCTTATTTCAAATATCATCCAGACCCGATAAAGACAGAGGCTTTTATTACAGGTGATATCGTTGTATGTGATTGTTGTGGAAAGGAAACTGATATCTATTATGGTAGCCCTTTCTATTCAGTAGAAGATATTGATGCATTATGCCCTTGGTGTATTGCTGATGGTTCGGCAAGTGAAAAATTTGATGGTAACTTTCAAGATATTGAAAGCATTGAAGGCAAAGAAGTTCTCTATGACGAAGAAGGGAAGTATTGTGGTTCGATTTTACCTCCTATAGATAAAAACAAACTCGATGAATTAACAAAACGGACGCCTGGTTATCATGGCTGGCAACAAGAGCATTGGCTAATACATTGCGATGAACCTTGTGCCTTTATTGATTATGTAGAATGGGGCGATATCAAAGATAAATTAGAACAATTTGCTTCTTTAGAACAAGATATTCAAGACGTTGGTTTTGAACTTTCTGATTTATCAGAGCGTTTATGGGATGATGGTGGATGCCAAGGTTATTTATTTAAATGTTGCTGCTGTGGAAAACTACGCCTACATATTGATTTTAGTTAA